CAAGAAACAGAATTAAATGGGCAAGTATGGTATAAAATTTTCCAAGACGGAAGTTATGTATACGGAACATTGACCAGAAATTTAGAAGAAGCCACAAGTAATTTAGAAGCATTTGCCAATGGCAAACAAAGTACCCCCATTATTAAAGTAATTAAAACAATAGAAGTAGATGAAAACCAAACAGATTAGTTTATCGGAATACGCAGCAAAGGTTAGTCCTGAAGGTTTTAGAAAGAATAGAAAGAACCCTAAAGAACCATTAACCCAACAAGCTATAAAATACAGAATTAAAATGGGCATGGAATTACCTGATGTAATTGAAAGTAAAAAGATAGGTAAGGTACACGTCTTGACCGTAGATGCAAATTTTTAACCAATAAATATATAAAACAATGGAAACTACTACAATGCAAAAACTTATTAAAGAATTAGACAAAGAACTTAAAAAGTACACTTTAGGAGGCAACCAATATTATGGACTTCTTCATGCTAAAAGATTAGCAGAAACTATGCTTGATGATGAAAAGCAACAAATAGAAGAAGCATTTAGGAAAGGCGGCCACTTCCAAGCATTTGGAGGCAGCAATGTAGATACATATTATACTGAAACATATAAAAATTAACACCATGAAAACACCAATACAGATTATTGCAAATGCAAAGAAGGAACTAAACCAAAATGATTTTTGCGATTGGTTAGAAGAAAGCCTAGTTACATTTAAAGAACTAGAGAAAAACCACATAAGTAAAGCATACGTTATGGGTTCATTAAGTAGGCTAACTGATAATACATCAATGACAAGCGAGGAATATTTTAATCACAATTACAATGAGTAAATCATGTTAGCATTAAAAATATTTATATTATTAGCTATCTTCTTAGGCTTCATAGCCTTTATGACTTTAGCTTGTGTATTAATTGTATTATTAATTGAAAAAGCAATAAAAAATGGACACCCCTACGATTAAATGGTTAGAGAATAGTATTTCCACTGCTCCTAATGAAATATCCTTAAATGGAATTAGGAATTGTATTAAATGGTTTTCTCAAATGGAACCAACTGATGAAGAAATATTAGAGGAACTATATAAATCTATTGACAACAAGAAAAGACTTGTCAAATGAACCATTTATTATACATTGCCCGTAAAAACGCTGTTAAAACTTGGAGGTCATATCCAAAGCCACCAAAAGCTAGACTAAAAAAACCAGTAATAGAACCCAGAGTAAAACATGAAAGAAAAAATCCTCCTAATATTATTTGCCTTTTATTTTATCTTGTATTTGGCAAGTCTTAAAGACAGAAAAAAACTATTAAACGATTAACACCATGAAAGAAATATTCACCATTGCTATATTAACCTTAGTTATTGGGTATTTATGGTATGATAATAATGAATTAACAAAAGAAGTAAAGCAGTTTCAGGTTCAAAACGATACGCTACGTGATGACCTATACCAATGTCAATTAGAATTACTTAGATATTCATTTGCCCTTGAAAACTTTAATAAAAACAATCCGAAGGCAGCCAAAGAATTTAACTATTACTACGAAAACGAAAGCGAATAAAACCATGACAGAACTACAAAAACAATACATAGACCAGAACCATACCAAAGAACCAATCTCAGTAATGGTAACAGACATTGGATTAACCTACCTACAAATACTTACTTATTACAAAGAAATGGGGTATGAACCAAGAAAGAAAAGAAGCAGAAGGTACCAGCACAAAACACCTACCGACTGCTTTGATGTAGATAACTATAAACCAGAAACAATATGAAAGTTGCACTAAAGTACACCTATTCATTATTTCAATATAGTGTATTACTACTTACATATACTGGTACTTTACTTGTGGTATATAGTATGCTGGATATGGTATATGGTATTATATTTTAAGACATACAAAAGGTAGTAATACTACTACTTTTTGGCAATTTTTACCCCTACTTTGTACGTATTTGCGTACATAATGTGTAATTAACTGCACAATCGAAAGTGCAATATGATGCGCTTAATGATGCGCTTAATGATGACATTTTACATCATAACGTACTTTTTATTTACATAATGTGCTATAAAATGCACATTAATACGGTTTTTATCCGTTATAAGCCAATTAAATGCTATGTATTAATGCTTAACGAGTAGTTGCTTTTTGTCTATGAATTTGTAGATAAACTCAGCTATGTGTCCTGATAACCATGCTCCAGCTTCATCATCTACGATACCTCTGTCACTTTTTATTACATTAACCATGTGATAGTTTTCATGTGATAGGGTATTGTGGCTTAAATACTTTTGTTCTATAATCATGTAATAGACATCTATGTCTGGGGTGATAACTGTACCTTCTGCATCTCCTTCAAACATCTGCTCCATTTTATGCTTTTTGTATACTTTATTAGCTTCATTGATTAATGAATCTGTAATAATAAGTACCACCTTGCATCCGTAGGTAGATATTTTTAGTGTAGATGTTAGTTTCATTAGTCCTCATTTATTAGTCTGTTAATGTACCAAACTGCCTTTTTTAAATCTTCCTTACCACCTTTACGTTTCCACCTCCAAAGATACTTAATTGCGTTACCAGTAGCAAATGCTTCTTTACCTTCTAATCCCTTAACGGCTTCTTCAATAGCATCTATACACTCTATTTTACCGGCATTGTAATGCGCTGGATGGTCAACCTTAGATAATTCTTCCGTCATGAATAGCTATATTGTTTACTTTAAAATCACCGTTTTTCTCTACTAAAATATGAGCAAACCCTAAGTTATGCTTTGTACCATGTGGGTCGTAATCGGGCGCAAGTGTGCAAAGACAGCCCACCGACCATGTACCAATAGTTTCTCCTTTCAATGTTTTCTCAACATGATGGCTAGTGGTATGTACGTGACCAATAATAGCATTTGATTTAACACGAAGGAATAAACCTCTGGCTGCGTTTACGGGAGCAAATACGCCACGTATCATTGTGTGACCGTGATGCATCTGCAACTTACCAGCCATGAGAACAACGTGTTCCGCAAAGAACTTAACGCCAAGCTCATCTAATTTCATTCTTTGTGGAAGATGGTAGTACTCATCACTAAACAATATTGGGGCTTTCTTAATTAGATAACGCTTAATCCAAGCGTCATGATTGCCCTCAATCCAAAAGAATTTGGCTTTAGGGAACTGGAACTTTAGATATTCTATAAATTGTTTGGCATACTCAAACCAAGTTCTTACATCATCAAGACCCGGCGGTGGCGCATCATGGCTTGTAAACGGAGTATTATCCAGTATATCACCTCCCAACACAATGCAATTTACATCATGTTTTTTACCATATTCAACAGCTAATTCAATAGCTTCATTATCTTGGTTAGGAATATGAACATCAGATAACCAGAGTATATTGCTACACTCTTTAGGTAGAATTTGAAACTCTCTTTCCTTGCAATTTGAAGGAGGTAGTTGTGGTTTGTGTTCCATTATGTTTCTTGTTTTTTTTCTATTTCTTCCGCCCATTGCCCCAGTAATAGTTCTAATCATTGTTCTAGCAACTTCTGGATTATCAAACAAATGAGGGTGCCTTTCAAATGCTATTTTACCTAAATTAGCTTTAGAACTATTAGGGAACTCTATTAAAAGCTTCCTAATTATTTTATTCTTAATTGTTGGACCTGTAAATTGATTTGGCATTATGCTAGTGTGCTATGGAATAAATCAAATTTGTCTTGTCTATCAGCCAAGCCATGAGTGCCGCCATTCACACGCTTTGTAACTGCTGTTACTACATCATCGCTATGACCTCTATCGCATACCTCCCATAATTTATTCTTATGGAAAAAGAAAGCAGCAGAAGTAAGTGGGTATTTGGTAGCCACTAAATCTGGATTTGCCATAATATCATCATCTACAAACTTATCAAACGCTGCGTAATTATCTTTACCAGTAAGCTGGATATAACCACGACCTCTGAATTTAAAACCATCTCCTGAAGCCTCATCACCATTACCCATGCGGTTACCATAAACTTTGTTGGCAATTTTTTCTGGTTGTCTTGCATATTTATTTGCTGCTTCTATTGTTGGAAAATATTTTGGGAATATCTTACGAAGGCCATCAGCAGAATAATTTAAGTTCTCTTTTACAAACTTAAAGTTACCGCTTTCATGAGCGCATTGAGATAAGAAATGAGATAGTCTAAGTGGCCCATCAATACCAAATTTTTCAATAATTACAGGTATTTCCGCCATTACGCTTGCAGGGAGTTTTTTAGATAACGCTTCTAGTTTCATTTTATTTTATTTGAGAGTAAAGAAATATCACTAATAATGTAAACAAAACACTATTGAATCTGTGTAGCTTTTGTTCAAACTTCACATCTTTTTCAAACTGATTATACACAGCTATATTCTTGTAGTATCTTGATTTGTAATCATTAAGCGTATCTAAATTAACTCTATTTTGGTAATTTAGCGTATCTTTCAACCTAAATAAGCTAAAAATTTCTAGCTTTAGACTATCTTTTGCTGATTCGTGAGATTTTAGTAGGCTATCTATTTTACGATTTTGTGAACTTACTACACTATTTAAACTGTCAAAAGCGTAATTAATCTTTTCTCCTTCTGCTCTACTTATAATTATTTTTTCTTCACCACCAATTTTTTTAACGTATTGGGCGAAGCTGGAACTTCTCACTGCTAGTATCAAGAGTATTAGCAGAGTCAAGCTTGCTTTTAATTTCATTTAGTTCAGATTTTAATTCGTTTATTTCCGATTTTAAACTTACTATAGTTGCTACAGCCTGCCCTACTATCTGAACCTCTTTTTCTGCTGCCTTTTGCTGAGCCAATGCACTCACTTGATTAGTCTGTTGCACCCCCTTCATTAACTTCTGGAACTCAAGCTCTTTCTTATTTTCATCACTTACCGCTTGGGTGTTTGCGGACTGGCACCCATATACAACGAATAAAATGAATAAATATTTCATTACTTAATATTTTGTATCTTACCTAATTGGTTTAGAGTGCTTAGTTTAGTTGTAGCTGATGATAAAGAACTATCGCATCTGCGAACCGCATCTTGCAACAAGTCGACCTTACCTTCTAGCTTTTCAATCTTTCCGCCTTGACCATCAATCTGCTTATTAAAAGTAGTTCTGATGTCTACATATAGTGCTGAAATACCTATGATAACCAAAAACATGGTACCAACAACTGGATTCTTTGAGAATTGAGCAAAGCTTATAGGCAAAGGATTAGCCCCTATCTTTAAGCCACCTGATTCTTCTTCTTTCTTTCTTACTGCCTTTGCCATTATTCTTCAGTTTTTTCCTTTTTAAATATTTTTTCAGCACTTGTAAGGCCTAGGCAACCAAAAGCCAAAGCCGCTACAGCTTGAACAAGTACTCCCGATGGGGCAAAATGTTCTTCTGTAAATGAATTTGCGTACATGGTCCAACAAAGGAAACCAGAACATACAATACCAACTAATCTTTTACTTGATGCTTCTCCGTTACTTGAGAGGAAGCCCGAAGCCCAGCTAAATAATTTTTTCATGTTAATAAAACTAATAATGTTACTACAATAATAAAACCTAAAACCCAAACAAAACCTTTGATATTATGATTTATTTGCTTCATTTCCTAAGCTTTACATAAATATAAATAACTGCAACTAAAACCATTATAAATAATAACATCTTATAAAAGTTATTAGCAGTCTTTTCTTTATTCTTCTCTGTGGTTGTTTTTTGGATTGTTTCGGATTTGTCTGTATTTACAGAATCCTTTTTGCTTAGTTTGGTATCGGATTGCTTCTCTTTGGTTCCAGAGGTCCATGTTTCCGTGTATTTCGGTACGGTAATCATACTATCCTTAGTTACCCATAGGGTATCGTAGTATGTTACTGTTTTTGTGAAATACTGTTCTTTTTCAATTATTTT